TTTTTATACCTGACCATAATGTCACGGAGATATTGTTCCGCTTTCAACTTTGGTAGATTACCAACATCGATATAGAAAATTCTTCTTTCTGGCGCTCTTGAAATACGGTAGATAACTGTTGCATCTTCAATCATTCGTAATTGATTTAATGGTTTGATTGCCTTATGCAGATACGAAAGTACTACTGCACGGCGTGAATCCATCAGACCAGAAACAACTGAAATAATAGAATCTGTTGTGATGCGTGTGCCAACTGGACCGTAATTCGAAGAACTACCGGATACTACTTTATCATTGTAAATGTAGTATTCGTTAATTGTCTTCATTGTTTCTACACCAGTGCGTTCGTCTTTTTGCTTACGAATTTCACGCACTTTGCGTAATTTGCGTGGATCGATGTACCTTAATTCTTTGATCCCTTCTGCTGGTGAAGTTCTGTCAATAATAATATGATAGAACATTCGACCGTCAACATAGTATCTGCGGAACATATCTTGTGCCATGTTGTTATAATTCAATAGGCGCAAGACAGTTTGAAATTCTTCTTTGATTGCCTTTTTAATACGATCTGGTTGTTTCAAATTATCCAAAACAACATCGATAATTTTACCATCATCGTCTTGGCAAATAGCTTCATTAACAATATCATCGATTGCCGATTCAATTTCTGGCTGCATAGCCATTTCACGATAACGAGATATTAATTCAACTTCGTTCTTTGCAGTACCGTCTAGGTCGACATACGTACCATAATAAGCAGCAGATTGTATTGTTAATGCGCCATCGTCCGCGGCCGGTGGTGCAAAAGATTGTTGAACAGCCTGAGTTTCTTCACTATCCTTGTCACGGGATATTGTGAAGCCAAACAGTGAAAATTTATTATTAGTTGCCATATTTCTTTCTTTTCAATTATGAAATCACTTTAGTCATAAAGGAGGGCAAGATGCCCTCCGTTTTTATTTCAATTAAGAAGTGGTACCAGATTCCCACCATTGGTATGCAAAAGTTGCACTATATTCTTCGATGGCGTCGTTTGAACCCCAATCAAGATCAATAGGTGCCATATCAACAGGGAATACACCAACAAACTTATATGTTTTTAATACATCGCCAGTCTTGCCATACTGTGTAACCAAAGCATCAACTGAGTAACCAGTTGAACTTTGTGCTGCATTGTTTCGAACATTTGTTGAATGACTATTGATTGCATTCAACCAAGATTCTAAAGAATTGCGAATCACAAAGTCTTCATCGTTGATGATTGTCAGTGTCCAGTCGGCAAAGCTTCTGTTACCAGGAAACTTCAATTCACGACCAAAGTAAAATACTGGCACAGTACCAACTACTGAACCTGGTAGTTGTGCCGCTTTGGCCATGAAAGTCACTTTTTGACCTGCAGCAGTTGCGTTTGTTGCGACTGTTGGAAAAACTAAAGATACAGAAAATAGATTAGGACGAGCACCGTCTCCAATCATATTCGCTCTAAATTCTGCTACGTTAAATGCCATTATTTTCTCCCGTTATCGTTTTATTTATTATGCCGCACCAACGATTGTTGTGAAGTCAACGCCAGTTCCGACTGCGACAAAGTTCAATTGAATGAAGTTTGTTGAACGAGCAGGTTTAATGTAGATATCACCAACGAAACGATTGCTGTCGATAACTTGTGAAGTATTGTTTGTTTTGTCACAAACAACTTTGAAGTCGGTAATACCACGGCGACCTTGTACATCACGCAAGAATGGAGTTACCAAAGAAACAAACTGAGCTCTCGTGAATTCATCGTTTAATTCAAACAGAGAATACTGTGCAGCATTAGAAATTGCTTTTTCAAGTACCAAGAACAGTCTGCGTACATTGATTCTATCGAATGCAGAAGGCTTAGATTGCAGAGTCTTGTCACCAAACAGCACTGTTCCTTGACCTGGGAAAGATACCACAGGATTTACACCAGCAGAGTACAACGTATCTCTCTGTGTCTTGTTTGGATTCCATGCAAGTTTGATAGAATTTTTGATCGCACCTCTGTTGAATCCTGCTGGAGAAAACCAAGGGTCTTTGATCGTGTCTGTATAAACACACAGACCGGCGATATCTCCATTCAATGGAATCCAACGATATGTATTGTTATACTTGTCAAATTGATATTTCCAGCCAGAATCTGCGACAACATACGAAGATTTTCTGTTCAGATTACTCAACCAAGATTCGATATTTGGTGTTTCACTTCCTGATTGATTGACAACTGACGATATAGGAGGTGAAATGAATGCAACACAGTCTTTACGAACGGTAACAATCTGATCAATAATATATTGTTGTAATGAATATAATGCATCACCCGTAACAATCAAAGAAATATCTGTTGTTTCTTTGCTTGCAAAAAGGTCGTATGCTGTTTGTACATTTGCTAATGTAGGTACCTCATCTGTACCGCCCGCAAGAGATACGGAAAAACTTCCTGTTGCCGAAGTAATTCTTGCAAACGTTTTTCCTGCAGCAGTTGTATCCCAAGTTGCGTTGGTGTTTGCATAGTCGGCAGGATCTGTAACGAATACGTATTTTGAATCGTTAAAAATTAATTGTTTGTAGTAGTTTGTACTTCCATTAATTGACGCATCGGAAGCCTTTGAAACGAACGCAAAAGTCTCTAATACTGTGCCTGCTGCACCACTAAAGAGACCATCTTCGTCAACAACGACAATGTGCATTTCGTCATTCGAACCACCAACAGCACTCACATAATCAGAAGTTCCTGGTGTTTCGGTAAAATAACTCTTATAAGGCCAAGAATTGAACAGAGTGGTATTTGCACTGTCAAACACTTCAACTTTGAGAGAATTTCCTAATGCACCAGGACATCTAGCCATGAAAGCGCCATAGTTATTTGAATTGCTATAGCTCAGATAACTGGCTTGAAATGAATCTTCATTTTTAACTTGAATATTTGCGATTGTTGTGTTTGCGTCAGCATTCTTAGAGTTTGTACCGACTGCTCGAACAACACTCAGATTATTACCATAAGACAGGAAGTTTGCTGCGGTAAAAAAAGATACTGCCGAATTCGAATCTGGAGTACCAAATGTTTTGGCCAAAGTGATTTCACTATCAATTAATTTTACTTTTTCAACAGGACCCCATTTAAATGTGCCTGCTGTTGCACCGGCGGTTGTTTGTAATGAAGGAACAACGGTTGTAAGATCAACTTCAGTTACGTTAACGCCTGGAGAGATTTGAAATGCCATTTTATTCTCCTTGAAATATTATGTTCTTTTGGCAGTTAGAATACCATACTGAATATTTATGAAAGGCTGGATTTACAATCTTTCCATTAGTCGCTTGATGGATCTGTCATAAACTTCTCCGCCATCAGCTGTTTCCCATAAATCTCCATCAATGATTTCAAAGTCATGTTCAAGACCATCATCCATAAGTGGTTCCGGTAACATCAAGTCATCGACCTGATTCATTTTTTCTAACTGTATTTGTTTTCGTATGTCGTGATTTACGATTTCTTTGAAGTATTTTTGTGTGGCGACCCATGCAAAAATGACCAAACTCATAACCAAATCGTCATTTGCACCTTCCGCTGCCTTGAAAGAGTTCTTTTGTTGTTCAAAAGTTGTTAATTCTGAGTAAGTATCAAAGTCACATATTGTAAGTTTGTCTCCCTCTATTAAAGTTTTTAGGTTTGAACACCCAATAGCCTTGACCTGTGGTGACATTTTTAGACCCATTTGAATACCACGAGCGAAACCTGCACTCAATTGCTGTGGTTGTTTATTACCAGTATAAATTTTCCACAAGTTTTCGTATTCGAAATCTGCATGTAACGAGTCTGCAACTTGCGGATTGTTATTGATTTCAACTAGAATGTATGCATCGTTGTACATCTTGGCAGCATTATAGATTATGGTTGGAAATAATATGGGTGATACAGATGAGCTTGCATACGTAGCTACTTGTTTATACGGTACTTGAGATATATCAATCACCTGGAATGCAGAACAGTCCATATTTTTGCCTTCGGACACATCAACACAGATACAATACAGGTGGTCTGTTTTTGATGTGTCGCCTTCTTTTTGTGGCATTTCATATATTTTTAGACCATCATGTGCGGAAATGGGTTCTTGATACGCCATCGTTTGCAGTTTATAACCTGATATCAACGTATTGGACGAACCTAAGAACTCGGTTTCAAATTCCTGTCTGAACTGACGTTCGGATGTGTTGCGAATCGTTTCTTCTTTCCAGGCCTCATCTCGACCAGGCACCATCGACCAATGAATCTCAAATGTCTTATAATTGTTTCTCTTATTGATTGCATCCGTCCACAGTTTGTAAAACAGATTCATACCATTTGGTGTGGATACAATGATAATTTTGGTAGTTTTACCGGATGAGATTACAGGATATACTG